ACAGCGTCGGACTAGATGATATCTTCTATCGATTGCATTCATATGGATCGAATCATCCTGGTGGACAATATCCTCCATACAATATCGTCAAAGAATCAAATGTTAAATGGCGTATTGAAGTAGCACTTGCTGGATGGGCACCAGAAGATGTTGAAGTAACTACTGAGTCAAATATACTCCTAGTCAAATCTGTTGCATCTAAGAATGATGGTGAAGAAGAATATATGCATCGTGGATTATCTTCACGCACCTTCACTAGGGGATTCAACCTTTCAGATGATGTCGAAGTTGGCACAGTCAGTTTCAATAACGGACTTCTCGTGGTAGAATTACGGAAGATCATCCCTGAGCATCAGAAACGAAAGGTTTATGAAATCCAAAATTATCAACTACCTGAAAGCAATGCTGATGCATCCAGCGACACACTTTAATGTGATGTCTATTGGGGTATTGATTATGATAGGAGTGCTTCACAACCATGCACACTTCTCAATGAGTAAAGATGCAGATGCGTATGTGAGGCAGTGGTGCAGGTCGTCAGCAGAAAACAAAAAGACCTGTGTCCGTTATGGTGGAAACATGGACTACTAATTGACCTATATAATTTACAACCAAAGAGACCTCCAGGGGTCTCTTTTTGTTTGGAGTACTCTATGAATGTCTATGTAAATTTAAAACCGAATACTTATGATGGGGATACCGATCTCTTGACAGTAGAAGTACCTGCATCTTATACTGAAGAACTTCTAAAGCATGTCAGACCTATCGCAGAACAAAAGAATATTGACGAAGCCAAAATCCTTAAAGATATTATTAAGGAAGCAGTAAACGAAATTGAAAGGAGGAATTATGAGCGTAAGAATCGTTCGTCTAAAAAACGGTGAAGACATTATCTGTGATCTTTATGAGGTAACAACCAAAGAAGAGCCAGAAAAGGCGTTTGCTTATCAAATGAGTGACCCTTATAATATTACAATCTACGAACCTGACCATGATATTGATATCATGATTGGTGATGAAGGTGATGTAGTTGAACCCGAAGAAGATCAACTGGAGGGTAAGATTCAAAAAATCAATCAACCAGAGATTGATATGCGTCCTTGGGCACCCCTTGCTAAAGTAAAGAAGATTCTTCTTAAAATTGATGAGGTAGTTACCGCATACGAAACATACGACGAAGTTATTGAAAAGTACAACGAATTAGTGGAGGCATCTCATGGAGGAACAACAGATCAAACTAGTCCTACTGAGGGAGAGGAATGAGTATCTAATCGGTTCTATTACAGAACTTGATGAAGAACCTAGTCTACTAATCGAAAAGTGTATGGAAGTACTTGAGGATGGAACTCTAAGACAGTTCCCTCTTCATGCACAGCAACGAGATTTGTTCTTGACATCTGAGTGTGTTTTGACTATACTGGATCCAAACCCCCAACTGCTAGAGAAGTACGAACAAGAATGAGTTCTTTCTATACCAACATTCAACTTGCTGGTGACACTATTCTCTACCGAGGATACGAAGATGGTAATCCCGTTTCATATCGGGCAAATTTTTCTCCAACTTTGTATGTTCTCTCTCGCAAAGATGAGGACTTCAAGACCCTAGATGGGAAAAATGTATCACCTGTCAAGTTTCAAACTGCTCGTGAAGCAAGAAACTTTATAAAGCAGTATGACGGTGTGGAAGGATTTGAAGTTCATGGGTATGAGAGATTCGTATATCAATATATTCGTCAAGAGTTTCCTAATGAGGTTGATTACAATATCAATCAAATGAAAATCTTCGCAATGGATATTGAGGTCCAATGCGAGAACGGATTCCCTAATGTAGAAGAGGCAGCAGAAGAAATGCTGTCAATCACCATTAAAGATATGGTGACTAAGAAGTATTATTGTTGGGCAACTCGTGAATTTGAAGCACCAGAAGGAGTTGAAACTCATATCTTTTGGACTGAACATGAAATGCTAAACCATTTTATACAATGGTGGGTGCAAAATACTCCAGATATCCTTACGGGTTGGAATGTCAATCTATATGACGTTCCATACATCGCCCGTAGGGTTAGTCGTGTGCTTGGTGAAAAATGGATGAAGAGTTTATCTCCTTGGAATCGTGCTAATGAAAGAGAAGTCTACGTTATGGGACGTAAGAATTATGCTTACGATATCTCTGGTGTCAATATTCTTGACTATCTCGATCTTTATCGGAAGTTTACTTATAGTAACCAGGAGTCATATCGACTTGACCATATTGCTTTCGTCGAACTGGGTCAAAGAAAAGTTAATCACGATGAATATGAAAACTTCAAGGACTTCTATACCAGTGATTGGCAGAAGTTTATGGAGTACAACATCCAAGACGTTGAGTTGATTGACCGATTAGAAGACAAGATGAAGTTGTTGGAACTTGCCATCACTATGTCTTACGATGCTAAGGTCAACTTTGAAGATGTTTATAGTCAAGTCCGTATGTGGGACACTATGATCTATAACTATCTTAGTGATAAGAACATTGTTGTTCCGCCTAGAAAGGCAGCACCAAAGAAAGATGAAAAGTATGAAGGGGCATATGTCAAGGAACCGATTCCAGGAAAGTATGATTGGGTTGTGTCTTTTGACCTCAACTCTCTGTATCCTCACCTTATTATGCAGTACAACATCTCCCCTGAGACGCTCATCGACGCTAGACATCCCACGTCTACAGTTGATAGAATCCTTGAGAAAACGCTAGATATTGATGGGGAGTATTGTGTATGCGCTAATGGTGCTCAGTATCGAAAAGACATACATGGGTTCCTTCCAAAAATGATGCAGAAGATCTATGATGAACGGACCATATACAAGAAGAGAATGCTTAAGTCTAAGCAAGCTCTTGAACATGCCACCACACCTGCAGAGACCTTGTCATTACAAAAGGATATTTCAAAATTCAACAATATCCAAATGGCAAGAAAAATCCAACTTAACAGCGCCTATGGTGCCATCGGTAACCAATACTTCCGATACTACAATCTGGCAAATGCTGAAGCGATTACCCTCTCAGGTAAAGTCTCGATTAGGTGGATTGAGAGCAAAGTAAATGCCTATTTAAATAAACTACTTAAAACTGAGGACCATGATTATGTTATTGCTTCCGATACTGACAGCATCTATATCTGTCTCGATCTACTTGTTCGCTCTGTATTTGATGTACAGAAAGTTTCTCAAGAGAAGATTGTCAACTTTATCGATGCAGCATGTAAGGATCGAATCGAACCATTCATCGACAAATCGTATCAGGAACTAGCAGAGTACGTTTCTGCTTATGACCAGAAGATGCAGATGAAGCGTGAGAACATCGCTAACAAAGGTATCTGGACTGCTAAGAAAAGGTATATCTTAAATGTATGGGATAGTGAAGGTGTTCGCTATGAGAAACCTAAACTAAAAATCATGGGTTTGGAAGCAGTTAAGTCTTCTACTCCTGCTGCATGTCGTGCTGCCATTAAAGAATGCATGACAGTTATTATGAATAAAGATGAGGAAGCAGCACAAGCATTTATTGCTAAGTTCAGAGATGAGTTCTCATCATTACCAGTTGAAGATATTTCATTTCCAAGGGGTTGTAATAATCTAAATAAGTGGTCGCATCCAGCGACACTTTATGGTAAAGGCACACCCATTCACGTTAGAGGCGCACTGCTATATAATTTCCACAATAAGAAGAATAAACTTACTCACAAGTATCCTTTGATACAGGATGGTGAAAAGGTCAAGTTTGTTTATTTGAAGACTCCTAACAAAATCGGTGAGAATGTCATCAGTTTTATGGGTACATTCCCGAAGGAGTTCGGTCTTGACAAACAGGTAGACTATGACCTACAATTCTCTAAGTCCTTCCTTGAGCCTATCAAAGTTATTATGGATACTATTGGGTGGCAACCTGAGAAAATTGCATCATTGGAGTTCCTATTCGGATGAATACTAAAAAGTACATTGTTTCCTACCAATCTGCCTTCGGATTTTCACAACGAGAAGAAAAGATGTTTGGTGATTTAAAGGAGGCACAATGGTTTGAACGTGCCATGAAACGTTCACAACATATCACAACATTATTAGAGGTCAAAGAGTGAAGTTTCTGCAAGATGTAGCAAAGGAGATCAAAAATGAATACGCAGGACTTGTCAGCGATGGTGTTGCAGCAGGAGATACCAGTGGTTTCATTGATACTGGCAGTTATATCTTTAATGCTCTGGTATCTGGCTCAATCTACGGAGGTGTCCCTGGAAACAAGATCACCGCTATTGCGGGAGAGTCTTCTACTGGGAAAACTTTCTTTTGTCTTGGGATTGTACAGCATTTTCTCGACAGTAATCCTGATGCAGGTATAATTTATTTTGAATCTGAGTCTGCTATCTCTAGGCAGATGATTGAAGATCGTGGTATTGCATCTGATCGTATGATGATCGTACCTGTTGCAACCATTGAGCAGTTTCGTACTCAGTCTTGTCGTATCCTTGACAAGTATATGGAGCAGGATGAAGCAGACCGCAAACCTCTGATGTTTGTACTGGACTCTTTGGGTATGCTTTCCACAGAGAAAGAGATTGCCGATGTAGCAGCAGATAAGCAGGTTCGTGACATGACTAAGAGTCAATTGATTAAGGGTGCCTTCAGGGTCCTTACACT